TAAAGAGAGTCCATAACACAAAAGCGCCAGTAATCCAAGATTTACCAACACCTCTAAAGGCTTGGATCTGTAATCTTTTTGGTCCATGCTGGAGGTAATCGGCAATAGCGTACTGAGCTCGTGTTGGTGAAGGTAGATCAAGTTGTTCCCACAGAGCTTGTAGGAACAGTTTGAAGTCGTCTTGTAATGCGGTTATGACGTTAGTCACGGTAGTTTTAAATATAGTCCGTATGTGTTTAGTATTCTTTTCTGTTCTTTCTTAGAAGGATTGAGATAGAACTGATCTCTAAGTGTTTTTTGAACAGCAGATGAAGGATACTTTATTTTTAAATTATTATTGGTCATGCTCCAATTTTCATTGATTTGTTGTTTCTTTTTGCATACTTATCATCCTGAGATCCAGGTGGAAAGTATTCTTGAAATTGCCCTTTAATTGGTTTACCTTTTTTATCAAGTACAGGTATCAATATACTATCTGGTCTTTTACGTCTATTGCCCATTTAAATCGCCTCCAAGGGGGTTGTAATGTGTTTCATAGGGTTAGGGTTATCACTGCTGTCTACGGCCTCCTGTAATCCAATTTACTCTTCTCTGGTAGTGTTTTTCATTAAAAGGTTTCCATACAGTATCTAACGTACTATCTATATTATGAAATTTACCTCGATTCAGATAAGATAAAGCTTCTGTCTGCCTTTGTTCAGGTGTCATTTTTAATCTATCAGCAAGACTCATTCCTGTAGTAGATTGAGTTATACCTTCGGCTGTTGTTTTAAGTATACCAGCAGTAGCTGCTATTCTAGGAAATGCAATTGACCCTGCAGTAACTGCAGCTCTACCATAATTACCTGATACTACATCATCAATAAAGTCAAAAGCTTTTTCATAAAGATTACTACGACCACCTATTTTATCTGCTAAAGCGCTAGCTGACTTTTGAGCTTTTAAGTCTTTACTTTTTTGTATTGATTGATCTTTTTTACTAATTTTTAAATCAGGAGCTGTTAGTCTCTTCTCTTCGCCTTCAGCAAGACCACCATGCCTACGCTCTTTTGATTTCCAACGCTCAAGACCTTTAGCATGAGTATCTACCATTTCACCACTATCTATTTTCCTATAAATAGCACGGGCTTCATCTAATGGTTTTCCTGTAGCCTCTGCAAATTTCTTTATCCAATGTATAGAAGGATGTAATTTTTTGAATGGTTGCTCTTTCTGTCCACGAGGATCTGGATTTCTTGTACTTCTAGCTATAGCAGCAGCACCAAGTTTACCTTCTACATAAATAGAACGCTTAGCGGCCATAGCATCCCAAATAGTAAAATGCTTTCCTTGGCTGAATTCCATGCCAATCTTATTAGATCTACTTTCTATTCGAGAAAAAGAGTTAAGCCGTTTTTGTGTCTCAGATGAGAAATTAGGATCTCCAGATGCTTTACCTAAATTAAAAGTTCCTAGATTACTTTGTTCTTTATGTATTGATCCTTCAAAAGTTGTTTGATCTTTTTTCTTTGGTGCGGTACTTGGATCTTTTACTGCAATATGTTCTGTATAACGGAATGCACCAAAATTCTCTGCTTTATCACCATAAATTAAATTATTTCTATGTGAATGCTGCCAAAATGAATCATATTCGGCTTGCCCTGTTTTATAATTTTTAGTATTCTTCCTCATTCCAGGTAGAATCTTTTTAAGAGTAGCATCAATAAATGGCCCTGCTTCTGCTATACCTTCAAAATGGTGTAGTTGTTTGGCTTGCCAATCTTGATCGTCATAAAACTTCTTAGCAGTATCTTTTAGATTTAAACGAGTACCAGGTGAAGCATCTGTTAACATCTTAACTCGCCAAGTTCTAACTTGTTGATTAAAACCTGTTGCAGTAGTTGGTACTAATTTACCTGTCTTCTTT